TGGCGGGAATGAGCAAACAGCGGGAAATGTTGACACGATTGAGTATGTAACAATATCAACATTAGGCAACACAACTAACTTTGGAACCCTCTCAACTGTTAGGCAATGGAATAGCGGTGTTAGCAATGACACCCGCGGTGTATTTATGGCTGGGTTTGATAACAGCGGGCAAACCAATGTTATGGAATACGTCACTATTGCAACAGCGGGTAATGCTACTGACTTTGGCGATGTGACTGTCGCGAGATACGGCGGCGCAAACGGCAACATTAACAGCACTACAAGGGGTTTGTTGGCTGGCGGACAAAACTCCAGCGGTAGTCAAAACATAATTGATTACATCACAATTGCCTCTACGGGGAACGCTAGTGATTTTGGAGATTTATTGTCTAATAGAGCTTATGCGTCAGGGACTTCAAGCGCAACTCGTGGCGTCATAGCAGGGGGCAGGGACTTCGGCGCTGGGCTTACGCAAGATGGCGTAAACACTAACGTCATTCAATATGTTACAATCGCGTCCACAGGCAATGCCTCTGACTTTGGTGACTTAAATCAAGCATCTCGACGTTTTGCTGGATGTTCAAATTCAACAACAGGCGTTTTTGGCGGTGGTAAGTTTTATAACGGAAGCAGTGACGTTTTGGTGTTTGATCTTCAGTCAATCACTATTGCCTCAACAGGAAACGCCTCTGACTTTGGAGATTTAATCGGGACGGGGACGGAAGGCATTACGGCTCTTTCCAACGCCCACGGAGGGCTTTCATAATGACCAAACGCTATTTAGGCAACATCATCACGCAGAACCCGACAGCCCCTGCTGGTAACTTTGAGGGCAGCGCCGCGAAAGGCGTGTGGTCTTTAGAAGAACAACTTGCTTATCAAAAGGCGGGGCTGTGGCCTACGGCGGGGAATGCTCCCCTTGATATTACAGATGTGTTCAGCACTTACTTGTATGATGGCACTGGCTCTACACAAACGATTACCAACGGTATTGACCTTGCTGGCGAAGGTGGCATTGTCTGGACTAAGAGCAGAAGTGATACAGGGGATCATAACTTATTCTTTGAGAACGGCTCAAATATTGACTTAGTTAAACCTAATAAGGCTGACAGTGCATCCCTTAATATGGGTCAGTATGGTGTTTCGTTTAATAGTAATGGTTTTTCTATGGCGGGTCTTTTTGCTCCCGACACGGTAGACATCGCCTCTTGGACATTCCGCAAAGCCCCTAAATTTTTCACATGTTTAACCTATACAGGCACGGGAAGCGCACAAAGTATTAGCCACGATCTAGGTAGTGCGCCGGGTATGGTTATTGTTAAGCGCACCGATGCGTCAGACAGCTGGCGTGTGTACCACCGTGCTTCGAATGCATCATCTCCGCAAAACTATTACTTAAACCTTGATGAAACCGCTGCTGCATCTGCTGCTTCAAGTATATGGAACAATACGGCTCCGACAGACACTACATTTACTGTTGGCACATCACCAAGCGTAAACGGTTCTGGCTCAACATACGTAGCCTACCTATTCGCACACAACGATGGTGACGGTGGGTTCGGCCCTGATGCTGACCAAGACATTATTAAGTGTGGTAGTTATACTGGGAATGGTTCTTCCAATGGCCCTGAGATTGACTTGGGGTTTGAACCTCAGTGGATGTTGACGAAAAGAACTGACGGTGGTGCTTTTTGGAATCTTGTTGACGTGTCACGGGGTTGGACTGCCGATGGGGATTGGAAGTTTTTACGTGCTGACGGTGCAGACGCAGAGGCTGATGGTTCTAGTAACACATACGCTTTAAACAGCACTGGCTTCAAAGTTACATCAACCTCTTCAAGCTATAACGCTTCTGGCGGAACCTACATCTACATGGCAATCCGCCGTGGCCCTCTTGCCGCACCTACGGCTGGGACTGAGGTGTTTGCTATTGATAGGAACGACGGGACTGCTCCCTCTTATGAAAGCGGCTTTCCTGTGGATATGGGCCTCATTAAAAGAGTCGATGATACTAACTCTTGGTTATTAGCGGATAGGCTTAGGGGTACGTCGTTTCTTTCGACTGACTCAACGAATAGTGAAGCTTCAAACAGCACAATGGTGTTTGACTATATGGAAGGGTGGAACAACTGGGGAAGTTCTCAAGCATTTTACTCTTGGATGTGGAAGAGAGCCACCGGCTGTTTCGATGCTGTTTGTTACACGGGTGACGGAACAGGTTCAAGCGGATCAGGGCGTGCTGTAAGCCATAACCTTGGTGTTGCACCTGAGATGATGTGGGTGAAACAGAGGGATGTCTCTGGTGAAGATTGGTGGGTTTATCATAGTGGGCTAGACGCAACAGCCCCAGAGGATTACAACCTTATTCTCAATGCAACAAACGCAAAGAGCGGGGTAACGGGGGCATGGGCCAGAACCGCACCAAACGACACAGCGTTCTTCTTAGATCAGTCTCCTGTTAACGTCTCTAATGGAGACTTCATAGCCTACCTCTTCGCAAGCCTAGACGGTATATCGAAGGTGGGGAGCTACACGGGTACTGGTAATTCGGGTGGTGACATCAACGTAGACTGTGGCTTCACGTCAGGCGCTCGGTTTGTTTTAATTAAACGTACAGACGCTAGTGGCGGTTGGTGGGTTGCAGATACGGTTAGAGGCATCGTTACTGGAAATGAACCACTTCTAGCCTTAAACGACACGGGTGCGGAAGTTACGGGTTTTAATATGGTTAAACCTTATTCCGCAGGGTTTATTGTCAACGGCAGCGGAGGCGGTGACAACGCATGGAATGACGCTGGTGGTACATACATCTTCTACGCAATCGCATAAAGGAGCCTACAATGGCAAAAATTCGCATAAGAGAAACAGGCGAAGTGGTCACTGAGACAACTTTTCGCACTCGCAACAAGAAGGCCCGTCCAGTTCTTACGGCGGGTATAAGTAAGGAACGCTTGGATCAGCTTGGTGCCGACCCTGTTCTAAACGGAGCACCTGCTAACCCGACTCCACCTTACGAATACTCTTATGAGTCGGGTGTTGCGCAGGGAGATGACGGTGTTTGGTACACAGTTAATTCTGTTGGCCCGGTGTTTGCCGAATACACTGACGATGATGGCAACGTGCAAACGGTTGACGCTCAAACCACAGCTTATCGCGCTCGCGTTGATGCAGACGCCGCCGCAAGCGCAAGGTCTACGCGAACGACACTTCTGGCTGAATGTGATTGGACGCAAGTGAATGACAGCCCTCTTAGTAATGAACTTAAAACTACATGGGCGACATACCGTGAGGAACTTCGTAACTTGCCAGACGCATCTGGCTGGCCTCATACTCACACGCTTCCAGAGAAGCCCGAATAATGCCTAAAGATACAGTAAAAGAAACGGCGCTAGCCACGGTAGACCTTAACATTCAGCTTCCATCTGCGAAGCCTGAGTATAAAACTATGTTGGCAAACATTGCCGACAAGGCTCCTGCAATCGCACAGGCGTCTTCTAACTTCTACAAGTCGCACTCGCAAATGATGAGCGTGACGCTAGACGTTACTGCAATCACGCCGATTCGCTCTGTGAAGCATACGCTGGCTGAGATTGAGAAGACCAAATCCGCATTGCAGGAAGGTTACTTCCGCATGAGGAAGGAAGAGGTCAAGCTCAAGAAGCTAGAGCGCAAGCTGTCAGAAGAGACCGACGATCTTGAGCGCGAGATGCTGGAGATTAAGATCAACGAGAAGCAAGCCAACGCTGCATCCTCACGGGGTTACGTCGAGGCTGCTGTTCGCAAGCTCAACTTCTTTACCAATCAGTATGAAAACCTGATGAAGAAAATCGGCAAGGATGAGTTGACCGAGGCTGACTACGAGCTTGAGGAAGTCAAATACCACATCATGACTTGTCTCAAACAGGCGCTAAATTCTGCCCGCCCACGCAATGGCGTGATCGACGAGGGCAACATGATCTATCTGTTTGACCTTGGGATCAACGCAGCGCAAGCACAGCTTGAAGTTATGTCTTATCTCAACTGGGAAAACGAGCTTATCAAAGAGGGCAAAGCGCCAGAGCATCATCACACGGTGCAGTGGCTAGAGGCTTGCGCAGATAAGTGGGCGCATTGCCCTTCCGCCTTTGCAGAGAGCCGTGGGTTTGCTATACTCGACGAAACATCTTTGACCAACACCCTGATAGAGGACCAAACTGATGGCTCATAAAGTGGTAAAATACAGACTTGAAGCTGATGGGACTATCCCAACGTGGCTAAAGTTTGGCGTTCCGCAATCAACGGGTGGCATGTACGCTGTTGCTGACCCTGATACAGCTTCCCCGCAAGATTGGATTATGATTGGCATTTCAGCAGATGGCGCAGACTTATCTGGTGCGATTGAGGAAGTCACATCTAAGGCAAACTTGCAGACTTATCTGGCGGCGCAAGCGTCAGCAAACAGCTGGACAGACTCAGACTCAGATGATCCTGATGCAACGGTTGCTTTCGATGCTGCTGCACATGCTCAACGTGTTTGGGATGATCTCGACGCACTGAATGCATAAGGATATGCCACATGCCGCTTACCAAACTACAGTTCAAGCCTGGTGTTAATAGAGAAACAACGTCCTACACGAACGAGGGCGGCTGGTTTGACGTGGATAAGGTGCGGTTTCGCTTTGGTATGCCCGAAAAGATCGGCGGCTGGGAAAAGTTTTCAGGGTTCTCGTACCTTGGCTCTGCCCGGGCGATGCATCCTTGGGTGGCTTTGGACAATAGTCGCTACATTGGAATTGGCACAAGCCTCAAGTATTACCTAAACCAAGACGGTGGTTCTTTTGCCGACATAACCCCAATTCGCGCTACAACCGCTGCAGGCGATGTAACCTTTGCTGCCACCAACGGGTCATCAACAATTACTGTGACAGATGCAAACCACGGCGCGGTGTCCGGAGACTTTGTGACATTCAGCGGCGCGGCTAACCTTGGTGGGACTATAACCGCAGGGGTGTTGAATCAAGAGTATAACATCACAGGGATTCTGACGAGCAATACATACACCATATCTGCGCGAACCGCGGGCACTACTATTGCTGACATCACTGTAGACGGGGAGCTTGCACCGACGCTTGTTGCCGCTAATGGCTCTGACACGGGCAACGGTGGCGCAGCGGTTGTCGGCGCGTATCAGATCAACATAGGCTTAGACACTTCTACTTTCGGCGCGGGCTGGGGCATTGGTTTCTGGGGCCGTGGTGCATGGGGATCGGCAGCTTCTACTCCTGTTCTCACTTCCACTTTGCGGCTCTGGACACATGACAACTTCGGGGAAGACCTCCTTATTAACGTGCGTAACGGCGGCATTTACTACTGGGATAAAACCTCGGGCGCAGCTTCGCGGGCCGTGAGCCTTGATTCCTTGGCCGGGGCGAGTTCGACACCAACCATTGCCAAACAGGTTCTGGTTTCAGATCGCGACCGTCACGTCATTGCCTTTGGTTGTGATACAGAAAGCAACCCTGGGGTACAGGATCCATTGGCTATCCGGTTCTCGTCTCAAGAATCTCTTACGGATTGGGGCACTACTGCGACCAACACTGCAGGGGAATTGCGCCTTGGTTCTGGGTCCGAGATTGTTATGGCGATTGAAACGCGCCAACAGGTCTTGGTGTTTACAGACGAATCCTTGTACGCGATGCAGTACTTGGGGCCACCGTTTACCTTTGGTGTAAACTTGGTGTCGGAAAATATTACGACTATGGGTCCTCTTGCGGCGGTTCCCATTGAGGACAACGTGTATTGGATGGGTCTGAAAGAGTTCTATGCGTATGGCGGTACAGTTCAAAGGCTACCTTGCACCGTTCGAGACTATGTCTTTGACGATATTAACCTTACCCAGCGCGAGAAGATTGTAGCTTCAAGCAACACATCGTTCTCGGAGGTCTGGTGGTTCTATCCGTCTGCAACGAGTGAAGTAAACAATCGCTATGTTGTTTACAACTACCAGCAACAGATTTGGTACTACGGTACATTGTCCCGCAGCTACTGGATGGATCGTGGTATTTTCGATCAGCCTATTGCGGCGGGCCCTAACAACTACTTGTACTCCCAAGAGACGGGTTTCGACGACGATGGGTCGGCGTTTACTGCGTACATTGAGTCGAGCCAGATCGACATTGGAGACGGCGATAAGTTTGCTTTCATCAAGCGGATGATACCTGACGTTACGTTCCGCGGATCTACTGCGGCTAGCCCAAGTGCCAACTTTACAATCAAGACACGCAACTTCCCTGGCGGAAACTATCTCCAATCCACGGAGAAGCAGGTTACCAAGACGGCTTCTGTTCCTGTTGAGCAGTTTACTGAGCAAGTGCATCTGAGACTGCGTGGCCGTAGCTTTGCAATGCGAGTAGAATCTGACGATTCCGGTGTAGGTTGGAGGCTGGGGTCTCCAAGGCTGGATATTCGGACTGACGGGAGAAGGTAGTGTCTCGTAACCTGATCCTTCCGTTCTTTGCGGTTCCACCCACAGAATATGACCAGCAGTACTTCGCGAACTTAACGCGGAGTTTCGCTGTTTACATGGAGCAGCAGCAAAACCCTGGTGAAGAACGAGCCACCAGGTTAACTTTGACCGACTTGCAGACAGATGATTCCGGTCTTGAAACAGGGGCATTGTTTCAGCAAGGCGGGTTTGTTAAGATAACTTTAAGCAACAGTCCCCATGTGCGCGGATCCACTGGCACGGGCGGGGTTGGAACAGTTACGGTGACCACAACATGAGCGATACTATTTTAACAATGGCAAACGGTTCGAAGTGGAAACCTTCGACGAGTTCTGATACAGTGCATTGTGTAAGCTGCGACAACGCAGTTGACACACCCGCAGAGATCGCAAGTTACCCTGATGGTAATTGTCCGCAGTGTTCGCAACCTTGGACAGGATCTGAAAAGCGCAGTACAAGTATTACAGTAACTGCCCCAGAAGCAATTTCGGGAGAGGCATGATGGCTAAAGAATCTGAAGCAGACAAGAACAAAGGGGATCTGTTCTCCTCGATTGGCGCTCTCGTTGGTATGGTTGCAGGCGGTCCTGTTGG